CATCGGGATCGCAGAGCCGCCCGCACATCTTGCACTTGACGCGGCCTACCGGGTTGGCATCGAGCATCCAAGGCGAGTCCTGCGGATTGTCGCGCCCGAGAATCCTGGCAGCCACGAAATGAACCTCGGGCCGCACGGCGCGGGAAAACAGCTTGCGGTCGGTCGCGTAGATGTCGCCTGCCCACTTCACGATCTGGCGGCACTCTTCTTCCAGTTCCTTGTGCGCCTCGGAAAGCTCCTGTTGTGTTGGCTGCGCATTGCGAGATGCGAAGATGCCGAACCGTGTCAGTTTGCGGGCCGGGTGCTGTCCTCGGCCAATGCCCAACATCGACTGCGCGAAGTTCCAGCCATCCTCGGTCAACGAAGACATTTCGTCCTCTGACTTGATAACGAACTCCTCCATGATGATCGAGATGGGCGGTTCCCACTTGCCGGTCACTGCATTCATCACCAGCATTTCGGCATACGGCTCCCCGGAGGGGCACGCCGGAATGGTGAATGTCCCGGTCGAGCCTGTGTTGACCGTCTGCGCCCATGGCCCGACATTGAAGACGTGAATCTTCTCATGCTTCAAGTCCTCAATTACCTTGAGCTTGAGCGGCATAATCCGCGACTTGCCGATCGACTGTTTCTGCGCAATCGCACGTTCCGCGACTTGCGAACTGGGGAATTTAGATTCCACTCCCATCAATGCCATAACGCCTCCTTAGTACCCTGCTACCTGAAGTTCGCCGACGCTCGGCTTAATCGTCCGCGCCCCATGCGTCGGAAGTCCGAGAGCTCGCGCGTCCATCAACTCCGGCCTGGACTTTTGTGCCTTGACCATGCCGCCGATGTTCGCCGCACGGATGCCGGATACGCGATTGCTGTCCTTCATCTTGGCGAAGTTCTGCTGGAATCTGTCCTGCTTGGCCTTGGCCTGGGCCTGCTCAATTGCCGCCCGGTTCGCAGCCGATGAATTGTATTTCGCCTTGTTGACAAGTGCGGCCACGATTCCAGCAGCGCCGATCTGGTCGGGAGAGTTGAACGTCCATACCCACTGATACGCCCCGTTGCGCGGGTAAGGCCCCGTAATCGAAAGATGCGTCTCCGGGTCTTCCCACTGTGCTTTGTACTCGACTTCCGTCTGCTTGGTAAAGTCGAACGCGGACACCCACTTTTCCATGATCCACTTGTCCCCGATGTACTCGTAGGTGGGAACCGAGCGGTAGCCGGTAAAGCCATCCGCGAATTCCCCACCTACAAGATGCCGCACCGAGGAGGCGAAGACGATGCGGAATAGCGGCTCGGTTCTGCCGGGGATACACCCGTACTGCGTCAGCGGCGTCAGCGGCCAGTGGCGCGGCTCGGGAATCTCCCCGCAGAGTTGTATGCGTTCAGACATTAAAGGCTCCCGTGTTTGCGAAGATAGGCTCTTGCGCGTTCGGGCCAATCTGGCGCAGCTTCGAGTATTCCAAGATGTGTGTTGCACTTCGCGCACAACAGGCCGCGAACCTCTCCGCTAACATGGTTATGATCGACAAAGAGAATAGTCTTTTTGTAGACGTGTCCATAAAGCGAATCGCAAAGAGCGCAATGCCCTTCCTGCAACTCCAGAGTTTCTTCATACCACTCAGGCGTGACACCGTATTTCGCAAGCAGCCGATAGCGTCTTTCATACTCTGGATTTCCCTTACGGTAATCCTTTGCATAATCAGCAAGCTCCCGTCTGCGCTCTGGAGAATATCCAGCACTAAATCTTTGGCCCTTTTTAGCGCGGCACTCATAACATCGGGGTGAATTCTTAGGAAATTCGCTTGCCGGAACAAATCCTTTATGGTCCCCACAGCACCATTTAAGACCGGCAGCAATAGCATCAAAAAATTGTTCTTTGGTGATTCCCCGCGCCATGAGTTTTGGAGGAACGGTGCGCGTATATCGTTCGCGCTGCGCTTCTCGCATTCTCTGGAGAGTTTCATCGTTGACCCGCGTTCCTTTTCTACTACTTGGTTTTCCTAAGTTGGCCTGCCGCATTTTTTCAATAGCTTCAGGCGACTGCTTGCTTCCTTTTCTCATTTCTGTTACCCTCCACATTGTTATTGTAAAGGGTAACAGAAAGAAAATCAAGCATTTCCAAACTCACTGCCCGTAGAGTCCTTTCTCGATTGCGATTCCGTTTAAAAACGCATTCATTCGTGTCTGAACCCAAATGAGGTTTAGCTCGGCCACCATGTAAAAGACCAGTCCGGAAGCCTGACCACCCGACTGCCCGATAAGCCCAAACAGTGTTTGGCCGCCCACGTCGTAGAAGTCGATGGACTTGGTTTCTACCATGGAGGCGTTCTTGAGCGCAAGGAAGTCGATGTAGCCGGGTACTGCGCGCTCGTTGATGAGCCAGCGGCGGCCGGCAATCGTCGAACTTGCTTCCCGCTTGAGCATGTCTTCGGACTCGGAGCCCTTCATCTCGGCCATGTTGATGTGCTGGACGAGAAGCGCGTTTTGCTCCCAGGCATTCTGCTCGTTGACGGTCGCATGTGCCACAAGCTCGTCCGCGTCCGCCTTTTTCTTGCCCATGGCGAGTTGGATCTGCGAATGGACCGCGCGGACGATCTGCGGGGTCAGGGCACCGTTGACGGGGATGTTCTGGGCAATGTACTTGCCATTCCACGCCGAACGCTGCACGGTCAGCCAGTTGCCGGTATTCGTGGCCACCTGGTAGTAGCGCAGACCATTCAAGCCGGTGTTGGCCTGGCCGGAAGCGCCGTTAACCATCAGCTTCATGCCTGCGGTGATCGTGCCAGCCGGAACCGGATTCAGCAGCCAGATGACATTCGAGGAAATATCGGAATCCTGCACGGTGATGGTGGTCACGAATGCGCCACCAACTGCGGTCCACACGTCAATGTCTTCGTCGTCGAGGAACAGGTTGGCAGAGTTGACACTGATGCCGGTGATGTTGCCGCCTGAGGTTTGAAGGCTGACAACGGTGTCGATGGTGTTCGACGCGTCACCCTGGAGCATGGTCTCGAGGAAGTCCGCGAACCGCTCCGGCGCAAGGGTGCGCGTCAGGGTCGCAAAGTTCTCGATTGCCTTTTCGTCGGAATCGGTCGCGTACTCCGCCTGCTTGGTGTAGCTGAAGGCGTGAATATAGCACACCGGTGTAATCTGGCCGGGAACCTGAGTCGGCCCGGAGCCAACTCCCATGTCGGACCCGTTCATGTTTCCAACGCGGGGCTTGCCGCCAAGAGACGGCATGGTGGGCACGCGCGACGGTCGATCAGATACCGCGCGAATCTTGGACTTCTGGACTTCTTTCAGGAGAATGCTTTGCGACAGGACGTAGTTTTCCAATTCCGGTCGCACGTACTCTTGCTCGGATGCAAGAGCCTGTGCCGCATCTGCGATAGCCATAACAATCCTCTCTCGTGTGAGATTTGATCGCTATAGCTGCTCATAGTCCCCCAAGGGGTAACCCGCCGAGCCGGTGCGGAACCGTTTCGCGTCTGCGAAGCTCGAAAGAGGCTGTCTTGACCGGGTGCCACCCGTAATTTTTCTTCCGAGCCTTTACTTGGTTGACAGCATATCACAGCCTGTCAATTACTTGCCCTGCTTCCACTTCACCGGGCCTGTGCGCCCGACTACAAACGCCTCATTGCGAGCCAGCATCTCATTCGACGTGCGCCGGAAGTCCACCTTCAGGCCAAGCCGCGTCGGAGACTGCGCAATGTACTCGAACTTGCTGTTACTCGTCTGCTGCTGCCCCGGCTTTGCGGCCTGCTGCGTCTGCTGAGTCCCTGGCTTACCTTTCGCTCCGGTTGCCGTCTTGCGCTTCGCCAGAACGTCATCCACGGCCCTCTTGACAGCTCCTGGAATGATCTTCTTGTGCTGTGATTCGACCGTCATCGCGTAAGCTGTCTTGTTTTTCGCCTTCAGGAAGCCCTTGACCTTCTTCTGGTAGTTGAGATCGGTCGCAACCCGCGCATTGACCTCCTGCTTGACTGCATTGCGGATGGAGTTGATTTCCGGCTGCGTGAACTTCGTCTTGGGAGCGACTTTCTGCACTTCCGAGACCGTGAACGCCTCCGAACGCGGCTTGATCTCCCCCAGCCACTCATTGTGGAGGATATTCATCTCGCGGGTTTCGAGATCGTTTCCGCCCTGAGCCTGATGTTGCTGTGCGACCGTTTTCGTCTCGATGGGCTTCTTGGCAGTCGTGTTGATCTGCTCGACGACGCCCTTGATCGCCTTGAACGCCTCAATAACCGTCTTCAGTCCGGGATCGTCGGAATCGGGCGGGAGGACGCGCTCCAAAAGCGCCAACTGCAAGGGGATTTGCGCTTCCGTGAGGTACCCGGATACCGATTTGCAGATATAAGAGGAGAAGCCCTCCGGATTGACCTCGGCAAAGCGGTCCATCGCCTCGGGGATGATCTTCTGGAAGCTGGCTGGGTTGGCCTCAATCATCTGGTTGACGACTTTGGGGTCAGCGGACTGAAACGCCTTGTCGAAGTCGCGCCAGAAGCCGCGCTCGGCAATCGTGTTCGAGATGACCTCTTCAATCGGCGCGGAGCCGGGCACATACTCGGGATCGTCGGGATTGTCGTCAAGCTGCGCGATGAGCTGAAGACGCTCCTGAGCCTTCGCAATCCCGTCCGGCATCCGCCGGTTGGCATCCTCCATGAAGTGAAGCGCCTGCTTGACCTGGCGGTGCAGGTCCGGAGAATCCTTCAGGCGCTCCTTGACCTGCTTCCACGTCGATGCGGCAGAGGTTGGAGAGGTTTCCGTTGTCTGCGTTCCGCCTTCAGTGCCTTCCGTCTCGGCCTGAGTGCCTTCCGTCTCTAATTCGGCACCCTCTGTTTCGAGTTCCGCGCCTTCGATCACTTCAAGTTCGTCTGCCATTTGCTCTCTCCTTATAGCTCTGAGGGGGGGGACAAGTTATAGATCATTCCGATCAAATCGCCATGAGACCCTCTGAATAGAATTACATCATCTGGAAGTCCGTAATCCGTTACAATCGGGTATCCGCAAAACGTTTGAAAGCATTCCATGTTGCGGTTTGGATCGATTCTTTGTACTTCAAACCCTTTTTGGCTGTAGCACTCAGCGTTGCCTCTGTTCATTTCTACGCGACTGATTCGAAGATCATCCCCGTTTTCAGAAAGACGATTTAGCATAGCCCTCCCCAGAGGCGCTTCGATTTCTCGCATTACCGCATTAACCGTCTTCATATCGTCCTCCTAAACTGTCGCTGTACCTTTTGTCCCCGGCGTCGCCGCGTTCTTCTGCACAGCGCCCTGCGCTTCCGGGGCCGCTTCCTTGATGCCCGCCTGCGCATTCATTTGCGCCTTGTCCGCTGGGCTCTCATCCTTGAAGTTTATGCTCTCGCTCGGTGGTTTCAACTGCTGTTGCGCCTGAGCCTGCGCCATGGCCTGCTGAGCCATGAACTGATCGTGAACCGCCTTGTGCAGCCGCACGTTCTGAATCCCCAGCTTAGCTTGTTCGAGCGCCTGCGCTGGGTCCACGCCCTCGTCCGGCTGGGCCACATTCGACCGCAGCCAGCAATCCTCGCTGGAGAGGTATTCCTGGCACTTGGCAGACTCCCACTTGTGGTAATCGTCCGCTTCAGGCATCAGGGATGGTTGCGGCTGCGGAGGAGCGAACGGCGGGGCAGGAAGGCCCTGCTGCTCTGCCTGAATGGTCTGTTGAGCGTGCTGCATCGAATACTCGGCAATCTGCTCTGGGGTCGGGATGATAGGCGGCTCCTGAAGCAGAATCTCCAGTTCCCTGGCCTGCTTCTTAAACGCAATGGCGGGAATAAACACGAGGTCTTGATTGCCGTTGAGTTCAATGAACTCCTCCCAATTGTCGGGGGACTCGAAAAGAGTCTGACCCACAGGACTTGCGGCTGCCATCTTGATAAGATCGGCAAGATTCGCGCGCTTCGCCGCCGTGGTCTCAGGGAAAGACGAGTCCGACACATGCGCATGGAACTTCCCTTTCTTCAGCCGCTCCATCTTGACGGTAATCTTCTGGCCATCCTTGCCGACAACCGCAATCTCTGTGCCGTGATCGGGATTCTTCGACGCCAGCCGCGCCGCCTTCTCTGCGATGCCCGAGAACATGATCTGCAGGGAGGCCCACGACGGCCCCAGCATCCCCATTGCCTGTGAGCGGTCCATTGCCTGTTGTGAGGCCGTAGTCTCCTTGTTGCTCGTTCCTTGAAGCGCCGGGAGAGCCCCGGTAATGTCCTGTGACACTGGACCGCGCAATTCCTCGATTGCCTGGTCGAATCCCTCTGGTGGCGCTGCGGGGTCTTCGCGGTGGATGACCGACTTTGCAATCTCCTGATCTGGCGGGCCTTCTTTCAGCAGCACATAATCGTTTGGCCGGCTGCGCTGATTCGAGATGGCCGCATAATCCTCGTCGTTGCCCCGGAAGTAGGTGACGCTCCAGCCGGTCTCGTAGTTCTCGCGCTTGGCGTTCATGTAGTCGTTGTAGGCATCCTGAATCACCTTCATCGGCTCCATGAGAGCGCCGCCGGTCAGTCCGTCGCGCTCCATCGGAAAGGCCACATCGATTGCATCGTCGGGGCACTCGTTCCAGCTTTCCGAATATGTCTTGCCAACCCACTTGACATGGCATCCGTCTGGAAAAAGTTGCAGGAATTTATCGCGGTAGGTGAACGTCTTCCCATCCTCGCGAACGTCGTTTTCGTCCGCGCCGGGATATGCCGGGTCGAAGAGCTTATCCTCGAACACCTCCGGCCGCAGAAACCCGTTCAGCTCGGTCGTGAGGTAATTCAGCGCGAGGCCAGTGAGAAAGAATCCTTTCTTGGCCTGCTTGACGCCGATACGCGCGAATCGATTCCAGTCCGACTCCCCGATGGACGCCTCGCCCGCAGTAACCTTGGAGCGAATCCACTCATTCTGCGCTTTGAGCGTCAGCACGTTCTTGTCATCAAAGAGGAAGCAATAAGGCGAATCAGCCCACGACTTGCAGACTATTGGCAACTTTGATTCCATCGTGCCATAAATTTCCGCAGTCTCCATCGAGCGCGCTTCACCATCGTCATTTGCGCCGAA